CTCAACAGATTGATCCAACTGCTGTGTGTATAGTTCGATCTGCTGCTCCGCTAAGGCTATCTCTTCTTCCGCGGCGGCGATAATTGCTTCTTGCTGGTCTAACTGGTCTTCCAGCGTCGCCAGGATCAACTCCTCCGTCGTCGCCTGTAAGCCAACCACCACGCCAGCGGTGTGTAATTGCGCCCGCATGGTGGCTAACTGGTAGCGATACTCCGCGCTGGTGGCGGACGTCTGCATAAGGTCGCGCGCGTAGTCTGTGGCAGCGCTGGATAACTCACGGGCGCCTTCCGCATCGCCGGCAAAGGCCGCCTGCATAGCACGGTTGAACTCGGCGGCCGACTGTTTGACTGTCGTTTCCGCTGTTAGCCCAAGATCACTAATGCCAGATGTCGCCGCAGCAATAGCGTCGCTGATGGACTGCCATTGACGCACGAGGTCTTCGTGCGGCCGCATCGCTTCTCTAAGGCGCTCAATCTCGTCCTGCGCAGCGGTAACGGCGTCCTGATAGGAGACTATCTCGGCATTGACTATGGCAATCCTGGCGGACGCCAGTTCTTCCTCGGCGGCAATCTGGTCGCGCAGTGACTCAATCTCTCGGTCGTAGGCACCGATCAGGTCTTGGCGTGCTTGCAATACCCGCCGCTCGACTTCGGCGTTTTGGTATGCCTTGATTTCATCCGCCGCCGCAGCGCGGATGCTAGCAAGCTGCTCTTCGGATGCGCCTAGCTCAGCGGCAGTTGTGGCCAGGTTATCCCACTGACGCCGTAGCTCTTCCAGCCCGCGCGAGTAGTCATCCAGCTGCGACAGCTCGAACTCATCCCACAAGCTGTTGAGCGCGGCGATCCGCTCCGCTTCCTGTGCAGCTAGGTCGGGGCGGCCAATATCCTGCGGCTGATATTCTCTCGCGGGGGCGGCGCTAGTATAACCACCGCTAGCCGCTCGGCTACGGTCCAGTTCCCGCCCGAGCGTATTCCAATCCCGCAAGAATGTTGCGTCTAGGCCATTAGCGGCCAGCCAATCCTCTACCGATCCAGAATATGCCGTCGCGATCTCATCCGCCCATTGGTCGGTATATTGCTGCCACGTCTGCTTCGTCCATGTGGACAGGTCGATGCCATATTTTTCGCCCAGCGCTTGCGTGGTGCCGTAGCCCCGGATGGCATCATATGTTTGTAGTATCTGCTCTATCAGCGAGGTGTTTAGCTCGCGCACAGCGACCGCCATATCTTCGGCGCTGGCGCCGGCGGCCATCATATCGTCAGCGGCACGGGTCAGGATAGATGAGAACTCTGCCGTGGTATCGGCAGCCAGGGCCGCGGCAATCTGGCTATCGACATACTGATCACGCAGCTGATCCTGAGCCGCGGCATGCAGCCGCTCAAGCTCAGTTAGCTCGGCTGTGGTGGCACCGGCGGCCTCAAACTGCTCGTCGAGCGCCGTATATCTGGCGTCAAGCTCGCGCAACGACAGCTCATATTCGCCTACGTTACCCTCGACTTCCTCTTGGACGGAGACCAGCATGCTATAACGAGTGGCTAGTGCCGTAGCTGACTGTTGCAGCGCCTCGAACGATTGCCCGGCCGCCAACATCGGAGCATCAATCTCAACACCGATGTCGGCGAACATCTGCCGGTATCCGGACTCCACCGCGGCGGTAATGGCGTTGCCGTAAGCCTCCCACAGCTCACCGGTCAAATCCTCCAGCATTGCGGCAAGTTCATCTTCGTCGAAATTTTTTGTTTTGGTGCGATCATAATATGTCCAATCAAATTCAATCGCACCTAATGCGTCAACAAACTCAGCCGTAAGCTCATCAGGTAACCCAGCAGCCAGCTCATTGACCCATGATGTGAAATCATTGACTACCTGGCCGACAATTGCATCAACCTCGGCAACAGCAGCGGCAAGCTCATCATCGGCCTTACCATGGCGCTCGGTGACCTCCAACCATTGGCCGGTATAGTCTACATGTGACGCACCTTGGCGCGAGAATGTCCCAGGCGGCAACCCACTGATACCGGTGGCGGTGAGCGCACCATCGGCAATGCCCATGCCGACATGCCCGCCGAGGTATACCCGGGGAGTTGCACCACCGCCGAATATTCCGCCCAGCAGCGAGCCGCCAATGCCCCCAAGGAATGACCCCACTGGGCCAAGCGGCGTCATTCCACCCAGTAGCGCCCCCGCGGTGGTGAGTCCCGCGCCTGCGTAATCACCGGCCATCAGACTCGGGAGCCCTGCTAGCGCAGCAGTGCCAACGTTAAGCTGCCAACCAGGCAGCGAGCCAAGAAACATGGCCGTCTTATCCATGCCGAGGCCAGTAAAGACATCACCGATGCCAAGGCCCAGCATATCCCAAGACGTAACCATTGGTGGTAGGCCAAATCCGCCAATGATGCCACCACCAGTAGCGCCACCAAAGCCGCTCTGCACTATTTGCTGTTGTGCCACGCCGGATATGCCAGGGATATTCAGCGCACCGATTATAGGTAGGATTATAGCATTACTCGCATAATATGCGGCGATGCTGGCCAACGTGTCTTTAAACAAGTCCTCGATGCCGTCGGTGAGCGTCTCCCAGCTGTCAAGGCCGTCATCCAGCATCGCGCGGAAGGTGTCCGTGGTGGTGTCTTGGACCCGCTCGAGCACCCGCTCCTGGATCGCGGTTAGCTCGCCCGCCGTCTGCTGGGCCTGAGCCAGAATCCGTTGCTGGGCCGCCTCGACCGCGCGGGCATATGTGGTCTGATCGATAGCGCCGGCCTTGAGCAACTTGTTAAGGTGGGCGATCTCGGCGTTGTATCGCTCCTGCGCAGTGCGGAGCGATTCTGTTAACCGCGCGCCTTCCTCGGCTAGCGCTTCCTGTTCCCGCCTAGCGCCGGTTAGTTCTTCTTGCGCTGCGGCCACCGCGCGGGCATATGTGGTCTGATCGATAGCGCCGGACTTGAGTAGCTCATTAAGATGTGCCAGTGTGTCGTTATATATCTCCTGTTCCGTGCGCAGGGATTCTGTTATCCTGGCACCCTCCTTCATCATTTCGGCATGATCCGATAAAGCCTTCTCTTCGTCATGATATGCCTTCACCGATTCAAATATTTGCTGGTACTGCTCTGATCCGATCTCAATATCGTGTTGCCTGGCTAGCGTCATAGCCTTCTGAGCGATTTCGTCCTCTTTCAGCAGTTGCCTTTCGAACTGCAACCGGTCGATGATTCCCTGAAACTCATCGGGTTTTTGGGGTTGGATGAGTGGAGAAGGAGTTGATGGTGTCGGTATCGGTAATGGCGGCGGTAGTGACGGTGATGGTCCAGGCCGTTTCGGCATTCGGTTTTCAAGATTGTCTAAATATTCTTCAAGCTCATCCGCATTCATTCTGGCGAATTCAGACCATGGTAAAGTCCCCTCACGCGCAAGCTTAAAACCTTGCAAAGTACGCCCAAGTTTTGGCAGTAACATTAGCGCTCCAGTAACCAGCGCTATTTTTTTACCGAATAAGGCCGCTCCCAAGATTCCTGCGCCATCTAAAATTTCATCAGGCAATGAATCATAAATGGCTTTAATATCGCCTAAAGCATCTCTTGTCTCTTCGATGTAACCTGGTATTTTACTGGCGGCATCAGCAACTCTGTCAAACCAATTCGGCAAGCCCATCTCTTTCAATCTAGTCTGTTCTTCCAGCCAGCCTTGAGTCGCTTCTGTAATTTCATTCATCGAATCTTTTATCGCATCGAAAACGCCAGCCTTAGCAAATTGCCTCTCAATTTCAATGATATTCGATTCAAACGCAGACCGGACACCTTGCCAAGTATCCATCGCATCTTTGGCGGCACCGCCGAAATCATCCCTCAAGCCTCGGACAATAACATCCACCACCTGTTCAACGGTCACACCCATCTTGTTGATTTCTTCAGCGGTAGCTGTTCCAAAGGCTTCTAATAGATATTTGCGCGCATTTATCCCAGACTCAGATAATTGGTTAAGCTCTTCAGCAGACAGTTTACCTAAAGTTGTAATCTGGCCGAGCGCCCGAGCGACACGTGATAAGGCTTCTTCGCCGAACAGGACGGAAACATCGGTCAAAGTCTCCATGAATTTGATATTATCTTCAAGAGTTTCACCCATATCAACACCCATAGCAGTCAGCATCGTGAAGGCGTCCACCGCTTTTTGAGTATTGACAGGCATTTCCTTCGCCCATTCATTTATGCGCTCAAGTGTTTCTGTTCCTCTCCCTCTGGTTAAGGCGTTCAGTTTCAACTCCATCTGCTCAAACGATGCGGCAGTATCCAAAAAATCCCGTGCAACATAACCTAATCCAAGACCAACAATAGCACCCTTCAACGAAAAAACCGCATTTGTCATGCGGCCGAAACCTGAACTGGCTTTTTTAATAATGCCTGTCATCTGGCGCGCACTACGGCCGATCTGATCGAAACCTCTATCGGCTTGTCTGGCTGCTTGTGTTACTTGACTTGCGTCAACCGCGATACGGATACCAGGCATCTTACTTACCTTTTTTGAGATTCTGGCAAATCACTGGGTACAATTCACGTTCAATACGCAATATCTTCCAGAAGTCCATTTCATTGCCACCAAAGTCTTTAACCAGTGCAGAAACTGCTGTCGCCCGTATAGGAGATAACCCACCCATCGCCGGAGGGCGTTCATGTGTGGAGCACACCCTCCATATATTCCACGCCAGCTCGTTGGCCGGATGGCGCGCCGGTTTGCCGCACTCGTGGCACGGCGGCTCTTCACCTTCGGCCTCATAGGCCTCACGGCAGCCCGCACAATCCAGCCCCCCGGAGATGATGGATTTCTCCCACTCTATCATTCCCCCAGATTTAGATCTTCGGCCTCCCGTTCTTCGACTTCATGCTGCTCGGCCTTGCGGATAATCAACCAGGCGAAGTCTGGATTGTACTCAACAAAGTTCTTCCTCATTTCCTCCGAGAATGGCACTTCATTGCCATTGACATCGCGCACATCCTCCCAATCAAGGACGGTTTTGATGAACTTTTCGCGCCGGATCTTCGCCTGATCTGGCACCGGAAAGCCCTTCTTCCATTCGGTATACTTTTTGGCAATGGCGGTATCCTCAGTGTTTGTCACCGGGCAAACCAAAAAACGGCTCCCCTGCACCTCAATCCAGAATGATTGATCCTCGGTGGTTTTAATGAGTAGACTCATAATTTCTCCTTATGCAAAAGTTAAGGTTGCGCTGTCTTCACCTGTGTTACCGAGTGCTTTGATCCCGATTGACATATTGACGGCTGGTGCGTTCGTCGCCACCTCCGGCACCGCGATTGATACGTGTGACAAATTCAGAGTAGCCTTCTTCCCGGCGACATCACCACCAAATTTGATAGCCACAGCAAGCTCGGTGTCGTTGAAGCCTTCGTAAAAATATTTCACATCGGCTTTCCGCAAATACAAAGTTACCGTGCCGCCGTAGTCCCTCACCTGTTCCATGTATTCAGTCGGGCAGCCATCCGAGCTCAGTTCATCCTCGATATACTGCACAGGATCGTTGAGCGTAATGTTCATTGTCTGGATACGCTTGCTGGTGTCGGCACCAAAATCTATCGTAGTCAGACGGCTCGCCAACGGTTCACCTACTTCTGTTGCGGCGGGCAAAAATGGTGCTATCACATCATCAGCAGTCCACACCACAGAATCCAAATCTCCAAGCGTGATTTCACCTGTAGTGTAATCAACGGCAGTGATCTCGTAGCCGGCGCCGGTGTTATCATCTTCTGCAGTCACATTATGAATCCTTGCGCCAACCTCGAAAAGCTTTGGGTTGTTCACGATGAATTTGTTATCCGAAGTCGTCCCATCAGACTTAACATTATCTGTACCGCACCAGCCCATCCACATCAGGCCGCCGCTCCAGTTCTGCGTGACGCCGCCGGTGTTATTGATTGACAAACCCAACGAAGAAACCGTACAGCCCTTGGCGAAACGCAGGACATGATCCTGCATAAACCACATAGAAAATGATGGCTTTTCCAGCTGTTGCGAATAAGCCACGCTCACACCGGCGTTAACAGTTTTGGCGCCAAAAAACGATTCGTACAAGACGTCGTCCTGCGGCGCGGTTCCGGCGGCCCCCGAGGGGCGGATATAGGCAGGAAACGACCACGATCCGGCGGGCCGCGCGTCAACGAACCGATCCAGCACATCCCGGCTGTTGCGCACCTCGTCAGAATCCGTAAAGTTCGGGTTCTGGTTCATACTGCCGTACCCTGCGGCAATGGTGACAACCGCGCTGCCACCGGTGGCCGGGTACGCCAGGACGCCCCTCGTGGTCTCCCTGACCAACAAAATTTTTTGGTCTCTTGCAATTGCGATGTTTGACATTTTTCTTCTCCTCTATTGGATTACTCGTTTACCCATGCCCACCATGGGGCCGTCACTGTATGTTGATACCAAGTACCGACCGCATCCAAACCATTATTAGTCGTATAGGCCGACTCAAAGTGAATACCGTCAATATCTTTTAAATGAAACAGGCTTTCGATAGCTGCAGCCAATCCGGCTCCGGTACGACTGCCAATATTCGGCTTCGTGAAGACCTGGATCTTAACTACTCCTCTACGTATCCCAGCGCCAGAAGGCCCAAGTTCGTCAGTATAAATATCGTCCGGCAGAATATTAAACCGCACCCACGAACTATTTGGCGCCGTAAACGGCACATTCGGCCAGGCAATTGAAGTGGTTGTCCAATTCGTATTGAAATGTGTTTCTATTGCTTTTAAAACTTCTGTGATCGTCATTTGATCGTGTCCTTGCCTTTGAGTTGCCCGGATAGCAACCGATCAAAAGCATTCAGTGCATTCGCTACCATACCAGCAGGTGCCTGTTGGCTATGGCCTTCTTCGAGGGGTTCAATATATTCCACATTATTTGCAATCCACCACGTCCAATTACCCGCCGGACCAGGATCATTCGTCGTCGTCAGCGGATATTGACCTTCCGGCGGTACATATTCGCTCGGCTTATCGCTGGTCAAAAGCCATCCGGCGGCGGCCCGGCCGGTATCCCTCGGCGTATCCTTTTTGATCTTCTCAGTCAAATCGATCAGGGTCTTGCGTGTCACACTGCCGGCCTCGTCCTCAAATTTATCGACAAGCTTGTTTAACGCTTGCGCAAAACCTTCCGCACTGTCATACATTTTGTCGATCATTTTAAACCCTTAGCCGAAACACAATAGTTGCTCCCACTGGGTCAGGCTGAATCTCCTGAATCTGATAGACAACGCCATCAATCGTCACGCGGTCTATAATATCTGGATCGAATCCCAGATCATCGGCTTGCACCACGAAGCGGATATCGCCTGCTTGAGCTATGCCAACATCAATTTCCTGGATCGTGTATTGCCTGCGGAAACCTTCAATGCCAGCGTAATCCACCGTGGTTTCGATATATGTGCCGGTATCCGGATCATAAATTGTCCCTGTCACCTGCGTAAAAGTGGCGGGTACCTTAATATCACCAGCAGCTTTGAAGCCTGCGTCAACTGCTTTGTGTATAGTATCTCTCAATCCCATTATGTCCTCACAAGCCTTACGTGTCTTCCCTTTCTATTTCCTAAATGTGAAATTAGCATAAAAACATGCGAAGGTACTTCTTTAACTCGATCATGTTTGTCTATAGTTAGAGATACTGTGCCAGCTACACTTATCTGGCTAAAGCCTATTGTGTCAGAGATTGCTTGTGTGTCTTGTTGTAAAAGCACAAGCGCAAGTTCGCACTCAGCGTTTTTCAATTCGGTTGGAATTATACCTGAATAGTCTGTGTTGTTTACATATATGCCAGCTCTTGGGAACTGCAACGATTGCTCGGCTGTTTTCTTTGACCCTGTCCAAGTGACATAACTGTCAAGCAGCCTTGTTGCCTGTATCAAAGCAGCTGTTTTTGTGTCAATATCTGCACCCGTCCATGCAGTATTGTTTAGCCTGCCTTCAAAATAAGCATCGGCATCGGCAAGGCCGATATAGGTGTTGCTGTCCGGCTTGCTGGTACCGTCTTCGACGATGAGTGTCAGCGCCATGATTTAATTTTCCTCATTCATCACCGCGTCGCTATCGCTCCGCTAATCCAAGTAACAGGCCGGGGCGAAACCCACAATGGGGCTCGAAGCCGCCCGGGCGTAGCCCAAATAACGAGCCCAGACCCCCGCATACGAACCATTGCTCCAACTCCCACCACATAGAACACATAGTTGATCACGGATGTATTGACCAAAATAGTCTTCGCCGAACGGGTCAGTCCCAGCGGATGACAGGGCATCTCCAGACTTCGGGAGTGCGGCACACGCTTTTGCCCAATCCGCAGCCGCCATTCCGTCGGCAAACACCTGAGCGTTTCCGTTGCCGAGCCTTAGCACAAATCCCGACCCGGATTTGAGCGGCATATCAATTTCATCCATCATGGCCGCCACCCCGATTGCTCCCCAATGGTCGGTTGCAAGCGTCGTCCCGCTCGTAAAATCCTTCATAGCGGTTGCTTCTTTTGCAAGATAGAATTTACCTATTGTAACTGTGCCACCATCAGTTCCGGCATCATAACCTGTACCAAATCCAGATGAATCAAACTCAATCGAAAATGTATCATCATCAATCCGAGTCACTTGCCATATTTTATCACTCGCGCCTGACCAATCAGCCTGAGTGATATCGTCCAACATCACGTAATCGCCCGTGGTCAAACCATGCCCCGTGACTGTGATAACGCTTGGGTTAGCTTGCGACCATGCCTCAATCGCGCTTGTAGTTGCTACACAGGTCATCCCGATCGCGATGATGTACATATTGCCGTTCACGTCAGCCACCCCGCAGTTCTGGCCGTTGTGCGTCGTTTTGGCGAATAATGAGCCTGAACCGGCTTTCCCGCAATTGGAGTACCCATCGGATTGATAGACGACCGTGGTGTCGTCGTTGTCTTTGAGTGCGTTGTTGTTACAGCCTTTCGGATAATTTTTGGTCGCATCCCACCAAGCGCAATTCTGGATGCCGTTTGCCGCTTGGCCGTGAGCTTGTGCTATACGAGCTAACGCATCGGAGATAAATACTGACCTCTCAAACCAGATCGAGTTCGCATTTACCTCGCCGTTTTCTCCGTCAACCGCTTTTGCTGCATTGACAGCTTCATAGTATTGATTTACTGAGCATGCTGTCAGGTCTGCGATTGGGTTGTGATCTGCATGTGTAGATATGGGGTTGCCATTTTTGACACTGGCAGCTACATACCCTGTGCCCCATGCAAGTTTTGAAGCAGGATATTTAAAGGTGAAAAACCCGTCCTGCTCCACCCCACC